GATGATGCGTGGTGGCGCGGCTAAGAAAATGATGCGTGGCGGCAAGGTCAAGAAGTAATGACAACTTCTGGTTCAACGGACTTTGAGCTTGATGTAAGCGATTACGTCGAAGAAGCCTTTGAGCGTTGTGGTTTGGAGGTCCGTACTGGTTACGACCTCCAAACTGCTAGAAGGTCGTTAAATCTGCTTTTTGCTGATTGGGCTAATCGTGGGCTTAATCAATGGACAATTGCTCAACGCACTCAGACCGTTACATCCTCTACTAGCACCTATGATCTTGGCACAGATGTTATTGATGTTTTGTCTATGGTAGTGCGCCGAGACAACAATGATTTGTCTATGGAGCGTATTAGTCGAGATACATATCTCAGCATTCCAAGCAAAACGACAACTGGCAGACCTACACAGTTCTTCATAGATCGTCAGATTACGCCGCAAATCAAAGTGTGGCCTTCGCCTGAAAATAGCACAGATATCTTGATCTTTGACTGCCTTACTCGCATTCAAGATGCAGACGCTTACACTGACACCCTAGAGGTGCCGTTTAGGTTCTATCCGTGCCTTGCGGCTGGATTGGCATACTATCTTGCGATTAAGAAAGCGCCCGACAGAATACAGCTTCTCAAGGCTATCTATGATGAAGAGTTTGATCGCGCACAAGCAGAGGATAGAGACAGGGCTTCGTTTAACGTGGCTCCTAGCCTTCGTTATTACAGGGTAAGCTGATGGGTAGATTTGCATCAGGCAAATATGCGTATGGCGTGTCTGATCGCTCTGGCTTTCGTTATCGCCTGAGAGACATGCGCAAAGAGTGGAATGGCCTTCTTGTCGGAAGGGACGAGTATGAATCAAAGCATCCACAACTTGAGCCTGTGCCTCGTGTCGTAGATGCAGAGGCATTAAGAGACGCTAGGCCAGAACAAGATTTAACGGAGCAGCGACAGATTCAATACGGCTTTGCTCCTGTGGGCTATCCTACTGCCGATTACTCTCCTCAAAGCACGTTAGAGGCGCAGGGGCAAATAGGCACTGTAGTCATAGCGGGAGACGCAACATGAGTTTTACATTCACCTCTCTCAAGCAAGCCATTCAGGATTTTACACAAAACAGCGAAACATCATTCGTGAATAATCTGCCTATATTCATCACGACGGCAGAGGAGCGGATACTTAAAGCTGTAGATTTAGATTTCTTCCGAAAGAATGCAGCGGCCAAGTTTACTGCTGATGATAAATATTTGTCAGTCCCCTCAGATTATCTAGCCTCTTTTTCTCTTTCTTTCACAGATCATTCTGGTGTTCAGACCTTTTTGTTGATGAAGGATGTAAACTTCATTCAAACCTACACTCCCGTCATTACACAGGGGATTGCACATACTTTTGATGTCACTGTGCAAAGTGTAGATGGAGTCAATTACTTCTTTATTGATGATATAAAGCAGCAAGAGCTTACCCTGTATGAAGGGGCTACTTATCGTTTTGATCAATCAGCTTCTAGCAATTCTGGACACCCACTTAGGTTTTCCACAACAGACAATGGAACGCATGGTGGGGGGACTGAATATACTACAGGCGTAACTGCTGTAGGGACTGCTGGAACAACAGGAGCATATATAGATATTGCGCTTAGCAGCGGGGCTTATGCGCCACCTACTCTATATTACTACTGTACTAATCATAGCGGCATGGGAGGCAAGATTAACACTCCTGACCCTCTCACACCAAACGAGCCAAAATACTACGCTATGTTTGATGTTGATAATTTCATTATCGCCCCGACTCCAAATGAGGACTACGACGTAGAACTTCATTATTATTATCGACCTGCATCAATCACAACGGATGACACTGGCACCTCTTGGCTTGGCACCAACGCTCCAAACACTCTGTTATATGGCGCTCTGGTTGAGGCCTACATCTACATGAAGGGTGAACAAGACATTGTTCAGCTTTACGAAGCAAGATTCCAAGAATCTATAGCGCGTCTGAAGAACTATGGTGAGGCTTTGGAGAATACAGACGCATACAGAGCGGGGCTTGTAACAAGGCCCAAGTCATAAGGAGTCAGAAGGGCAAATGGCAAAGAAGAAAGACCCTATTGAGGGGGAGTCCGTCGCAATTGTGGGATTGGGCGGCAGTTATGCTGATTACATTTCAGCGCGTATAAACTCTCAAAAGTTTGGAGAAGTTTGGGGAATAAACAGTATAGGAGCAATTGTTCGTGTTGACCGCACGTTTATGATGGATCCCGTTTCTCGCTTTCTTGACGATGTGAAGGCTGGGAAACAAACAGGGGTTGGCCAAGAGTTTCTGTTACAAACTCCCGATAAAGGTCCAATTTATTCCTGTACGCTAGATGATCGCGTTCCTGAAATCGTTGAATACCCTCTTCAGGAGGTGATATCTGATCTCCAGATATCGTATTTCAACAACACTGTCGCTTACGCCATAGCGTTTGCTATACACAAAAAAGTCTCGTCAATTCACTTATACGGCATAGATTTCAGCTATTCTGCAAATATAAATTTTGCTGAAGCTGGTCGCGCATGTTGTGAATTTTGGTGTGCGATTGCTATATCTCGTGGCATTAAAATAGAGGTAGCCCATAGGTCTGGATTCTTGGACACAAACGTTCCAGAAAACGAAAAGCTGTACGGATATCACCGTTTAGAAAACCCGCTTGTGCAGCAAATAGTTGATGGAAACCTGTTTATCAGACGACAAGATGACATGAAATCACCAGAACCCGAGGACGGGCAACAGCCAGTTTTAATTGGTCGCCATGATGTTAAGGGAGTGACATATGATTAGTGTGGAAACAGGCATTAACGTTTCTTCTGTAAATGTAATGACATCAGACAATGGCGGCCTCTCATCACAACAGATTACCGAACTTGCCTTAGATAAAATTGTTCGCGTTTCCCACGATGCGCCTCCCGCTATTCGAGATCAGGCCGAACAATTTAAGCAAGAAATCGCTCATGTTCTGTACCAATACGTCGAATTGACACGAAACGAGGAGCGCAGTACAATTTGTCAAGCCTTGGAAAAGGCTGGAATGCAGGACATAGCTGACCTTGTAAGGAGGATTTAATGGCTATCACACAGGCAATGTGTACCTCTTTCAAGCAGGAGCTTCTTGTTGGTACGCATAATTTCACAAATTCGTCTGGCGACACCTTCAAGCTTGCCCTGTACGCAATCAGCGGTGGCGGCAAGTCTGGCACAACTGCAACTCTGGGCGCTGCTACCACAGCATTTACTACCACGGGCGAAATTGCCAATAGCGGATCTTACTCGTCGGGTGGTGGCTCTTTGACAAATGTCACGCCAACAACTTCTGGCACCACGGCATTTACTGACTTTGCTGATTTGAGCTTTACTACGGCAACGATTACTGCGCGTGGCGCTTTGATCTACAATTCCTCTGACTCAAACAAAGCTGTTTGTGCTTTGGATTTTGGTGGAGACAAGACCTCGACGGCAGGAACTTTTACAATTCAGTTCCCGACTGCGAACGCATCTAACGCGATTATTCGTATCGCTTAGGGGGTTCACATGGCCCTAGTAGTACGAGATAGGGTACGAGAGACTACGAACACCACTGGCACTGGTACTTATACTCTTGCCGGTGCTGTAGGTGGTTTCGAGTCATTCGCATCTGTTGGTAACAGCAATACAACTTACTATGTCTGTACTGATGACACAGACTTTGAAGTTGGTATCGGCACATATACAGCTAGTGGCACTACGCTGGCTCGTACTACTATTTTGGAGTCCAGTAACAGCGACAGCGCTGTTGATTGGGGTGCTGGAAGCAAAGACATTTTTGTGGCACAGCCAGCAGAAAAGGCTGTTTACCTTGATGCCTCTGATCAATTAGTCATTGCTGGAACTGCGGTAACGTCTACTGCTGCTGAACTAAACAAGCTTGACGGAGTTACTGCGACAACCGCAGAGCTTAACTATGTCGATGTAACCACCCTTGGCACCGTAGAAGCCAGCAAGGCTGTTACGGCTGATTCTAATGCCGATGTGAAGTTTGGTGATAGCGATAAGCTTGTGCTTGGCACTGGTAGTGATGTTTCTTTGTTTTGGGATGGCACAGACGGCCATATAACAACGTTAGGCACGTTAAACATTGACGGTGCTGACGGCCATGAAATGGCAACATTTACTGATGGTGGCGCTGTAGAATTATATCATAACGACAGTAAAAAGATTGAAACAACCTCTGCTGGTATAGATGTTACCGGCACTGTGCAGGGCGATAGCTTCACGCTCGACAACGGATCAAATGATTGGACCGTAACTGTATCCAGCAACAACTTACGGTTTAACTATGCGGGAACTCCTAAGATGGAGCTTACCAGTGCTGGAGTGTTAACAGTTGTAGGTGACATTGTTTCAGAAGGGACGATCAGCTAATGGCTTTTAAGGTAGGATCAACGACAGTTATTGACACCAACGCTGAAGTCGTTGCGGAGCGCGTCGATATTGACGGTGCTACCGCTGAAACCTCTTTTGCCTCTGGTGACTTTGTTCTTGTTTATGACACAAGTGCTGGTGTTATTCGCAAAGGAACGATTGCTAATTCTGCTCTCGTTGGCCCACAAGGGCCGCAAGGAGCCACCGGCCCTCAAGGCCCGGCAGGATCGAACGGCTCTGATGGCCCGACCGGCCCAACTGGTCCACAGGGTAACGCAGGCCCGACCGGCCCAACCGGGCCACAGGGTAACGCGGGTCCAACTGGCCCAACTGGACCGCAGGGCAATGCTGGCCCGACCGGCCCCACAGGTCCGCAAGGCAATGCGGGACCAACTGGTCCGGGCGGTCCAGTGCCAAATGGGTTTAACAATGTTGGCGCGTTTTCATTCGGTCAAGCTTATAGCGGTGGAAGCCAGTTTAATCCGGGTTCGACTTTTACCTCTAATATAGCGGCTGCAAGACTTGTCAGTAATGCTGTAGGTAACACAGGCAATTATGGCGGTGGAACGTGGAGGTGGATGGGCGGTAATGTAAGCTTCTACCAAAACGCAACTGCTGTTTGTTACAGGGTGAGTTAAGTGGCCATAACGTATACAAGTGTCAGAAACCCACGCTGGGGCGACAAGCAGAAGACTTTTATCGACTGTGAAGTTAATTGGGACCATGTAGAATTTGAAGAGTGGTCCCCTTGCGTTGTTCTTGGGTCTGGAGATGAGCCGTACATTCACGAGATTTACAATCGTTGCGTGGCTGGCGATTTTGGTGCCGTTGGAGATTATGTAAAGCCTGAAAATATTCCTCGAACTACTGATGGTGGGCGACAGCCTGCGATGGAGTATTTCATCCGTGAGAGACGGAATGAACTCCTTGTAGAATGTGACATGATGATGCTTGTTGATAGATACAATGCAATGAGCGCTGAAAAGCAGCAAGAATGGTCTACCTACAGACAAGCTCTGCGTGATATGCCAGCGGATTCCTCTTATCAATCCTTAGAAGGTGTATTTAATGATGACACACGCGAGTATGAGCCAAGCGTAACAATTACTTGGCCGACAAAACCCTCCTAATTCTGTGCGAATCATAACACCATACAAGTATTTTGCTGATCATTCAGATGAATGGTTGGCGAAAGAAATTCCTACTTGGTTTAGTGAGCCTAAAAAGCGCAG